GACTCATGCGGATCTGTGTACCAAAACATTTCATTCTTGGGTAGTGGCTTCATATACTCGAAGTATAGCGGACCTTCACTCACATTATGCAACTTGATTCCAACTGGCACTCCATGCAGATCGTTTTGGCTACGCACCTTCGTAATCTTCATTACCTTAAGTCCAGGCATACGGCTACTGCTTGCAAGCTGTACGATGCCATCCAGGTGATTCGTATACGCGCTACCACCTAACATATGGCTTACGTCCAAAGGACTCGCTTCACCAAGCTTTTTATGGTGACTCACAATGACAATCGCCACATTGTGTTTGTTCTTCAGATTAACCATCCTACGAAGCAAATCCATTACATCCTGGTTCTTGCTTACATTCTTATTGGTACTCGTATATAGATTGTCTACGACCAACACATCACGTGGCTCAAAGGTTAGGTTGCTATCGATCTGATCCCACTTGTCTGTAAAGACATCGATCTGCCCACTACTTAAAATGCTACAATTCTCCTCAAATCTCTTTGCTTCTACTGGGTACTGCTCCAGTATATGTCCTGCGGTCCGCTCAATCAGCACACGAAAGCTCTCATCTTTCAACTCAAACTGCACATGCATCACCTTCCGTGGCTTTGGAATACGGAAGTTCATAAACGGCACTCCCATAGCAAGGCACGCGGACAGCTGCATACTCATCACAGACTTACCCACATTTGTCCCACCTGCTAACCCCATAAGATCCTTCTCAAACAATAGGTTCTCAATGATCGGTTCTGGCATTTTATGAAACGTCTTGGCAAATTCACTAGGACTAAACCTGCGCATTCCACCGAGATCTTCAGGCTTATCGCCAAATCGCACACAAGATCCAATTAGCTCTTCCATTGTATGGCCATCATTAAACCAATCTGTTACATCGTACCTATCTGATTTATCCACCCACTTAATAATGTGCAATTCAATACCAGTATCAAAAAGCCTTTTAGCTAGTTTCTTTGCACCTTCCTCGCCTTTTTCATCGTTATCGTACACAATGTATACCTTATTATATTGAGGCGGTAAGGTTAATGTAGCAGGCAGCGCACCCGCACCAGACGTAAACGTTAGCGCAGGTACGCCATTACAGTAAGCGGTGATAACATCTTTCTCACCTTCGCAGATGAGTAGGTACTTATTTAAGAGATGCGGAGTCCCAAATACCTTACATTTTGCATCACCGAACTGCGATCCTTTATGATATTTGACATGGTTATCATTGATTTGGAATACTAATTGTGGTTGTTTCTTCTCATCTCTGCGTATTCCAATTGGCATATCTAAGCATTTTTTATTCCAGGGCAGGTCCAACTCGTCTACTACTTGAACCCAATGCTGTATAAATTTTTCTCGCGCCTCAATGTAACCACTCTTTTCTACTTCCTTACTGGTTACTTTGGGAGTGGTATTCTCTAATTTATATTCTACCTTTGCCGTTCGATCTACTTCTCCAAGAAAATCCCAATGGCCTAGACATTTATGACAGAATGCATATTCTGTATTAATCTGTATCGTACCTTGAATGCGCTCTTCTTTCTTATCGCATTTAGGGCAGTAAGCTCGTGTTCCATTGTTTGTTATCTTAGAAAATACATCGCTAGGACGTGTCACAGTTGCCTACGCAATGAATACAAGGCACAACAATGCCTAAATACTTGCGCGCCAACGTCTAGCTTTTCACGGCTAATAACATGCTTATGGAACTTCCCATCTTCTTTACCAAACCTCATAATAACGCCATATGCAACCTTTGCTTTAGGCTGTGCAGCTTCAAACATCATAGTATATGCACCTAATTGCACTATCATTTCTGGGTATGGTCCACCTTTACTCGTCTTCCAATCAACTAAAACTAAATCATCTTCAATTTTGCCAATGCAGTCTACTGTACCACCTGCCCGCAATTCCTCATTAACTAAGGCAAATTCATTTTTCAGTGCTTTAAAATTAGTTTTATCGTACCAATTCCTAAATCCTACAAATGCTTTTAGTGCCTGCTCTTCCTGGTTTGGTGAATAATCACGTGTATCCACATCAAAACCATCCAAATAACCTTGAATCATTAGATGACACAATGTCCCTATGTGACCCGCTTCACGCATGACCTCGTCCGCATCATCTCCTTGAGCGGTGATCCGCTTTGCCCAAGATATTAATGTGTTTTTATTCCATCCGAGCTGATTATTTATAATTGTAGTGACACTAGCGGCTCGTTTTCCATCTTTCAATACATAGTTTTGACCATGTAGCTTTGTTCTACTCATCTTCTCTCCTTGTTTGTCTTTTTGTTTTGTCTGTTCTTGATAAAATCCCTGTTTATTGACTCCTGTTATTCACTAGTAAACCAATCCTTTCTGCAACTGCCTGCGCAAATCCTTTATGAAATCCACCAATCCCACTAAATAGATCAAGCATACGAACGCCTGACACGGCTGTGTCCACCAGGGCCAACCTAGGTTTCATCCTTAAGTTTCACATTTTTGTCAGGCGTACATCTTAAGCATATTTTTCTTTTCTTCTTATAACTTGGAAAATTATCATAATATCTAATGCTATCGTCCCACCTAGTCTTTGTTTTTTCCCAACATCGTTTACAGGTCAGACAATAGAAAATATATTTATCAGCCAATGCAGCATCTAAATTCTTTTTAGTTTTAGTAATTACGTCATTATCAGCCGAAGTAGACTTTATAAAATAATCAAGCACAATCGGCTTTTACTTTAGAAGTTATATCACGCTCTGTATGGTTTTGACCTGAATACTTTGCTGCGAAAAACACATTACTATTCTTCCGTTTTTTCATGTGTTTTTTCATATCGTATATAAAATCTTTATAATTGTTACCCCAAATAATATCGTCAGTCCACTCACCATCGTCATCGTCATAATCAATACTACCTGCATACTTTATTTTTAATTCATTCATTAGCTAAACTCAGGAAAGTATTCGTATGAATAAAACCACTTCCTGCCTTTTGTTTGATTGTTTTTACCTGTACTCAACGCTAAACTAATTGCATGCGTATTCTCGTATGGTACATAGGCAATTATATTCTTTGGCTCAAAGTATATCGCCACTACATCTACACGCTTTGTATCTTTATACTTTGTCGTATCTACCTCAATTGCTGTACCTCTTCGTAACTTAGTCACACACTTAATCTGCACTCTTCTTATTGAAAAACTTGCTGTCTCTACAATCATATCTACCTGTGTTACATCTACTTCTGGTAAGTATACATTATATCCTTTAGATAGTAAATCTTGACGTATGGCCAGCTCACCAATTTTACCTTTCGTCATACTATGCATCTTTAAGGAATTCCTGCATTGGTCGTAGCTGATCTACTACTAATGTGTATTTATCACCATAACCTGTATTTTGAATATTTTCTTTGGTAAGCAGTTCTACAGATCTTATCCATCCTAACAGCGTAAAACGTGGACTATCATCGTGAACTAATATAAATACATCACAATCATTTACATTTTTTTTAAGTTTAGCCTGCAAGTATCCATTATAATACTTAGTTGTTTTGACATCTATTTTTATCTTATTCACTACTAAATCATAACCACTATAATGTGGTCCAACTATAAAATCTGGATAGACGTTATATTTCTTACAGACTGCTAATTCACCACTAACACCTCGTAAATCTATTTCTAAACTACGTGTTCCGCTTGAGATCATTCCATTGGCCTGGTTCTGATCCATTTTTGCTTGCGCTAATATCTTTGCTGCTTGAATCTCTACTTGGTTCAATATTATTTGCATTTGGATTATCCTTTTCCATCGCAGCGTACAAAACCATATAATTCATTACATCTAAACATCGTTGGTATGTGGTTTCATCGCTATGAGTTTTACCTGTTTTTGCATCGTTACAAATCGCATCGATATGTTTTAAAACATATACTATTAATGCCTGCTTTGCTGAAATTCCAAGCCGCTCCGCAACATGCTTAAAATTATAAAACTTATCTTCGTTGCTAATAGTGTATTCAATGCTTTTGCTATCACTAATCTGGGATGCTTTTACAAAGAATTCCTTTCTAAATGCATTATATTCTTCGTATTTCATTCGCTATCCCAGTTTATTAGCTCTTGTAAACATTCAACTGTGGTTGTTAAACTAGCGATTTCAGCATCTAAAGTAACTATAGCATTTTCTAGTGTAATATATTTTTTTATATTACGCTTAAGAATATCTTGCTGATATGCATTCCAGCAGAACTCTTCACTCTGAACTTCTTCTATGTTATTAAATAAACTCATTATTCCTCTCTTTTTTTATCATCAAATTGTGGATGAAGACTTTGAATTAAATAACTTAACTCTTCATCCGTTATTTCTTGCTCGTCACAATGTTCTAAACAATTAGTACATATATCTGTCCATTTAATAGGCGCAATACAACATAAACTCATTATTTCTCTCCTTTTTTATCTATTTCTCGCAAGACCTCATCGCATACTTCTATGGCAATGTCCATTCTCAAATCTTCATTAGATAGCGTTTTTCTTAACACCTTCTCTATACAATCACCTACTACTTCAACTAAGGATGCTCTTAAATTTGGTTTCATGGGATGTGGCATTCTCTCTCCTTATAATAGTTCAGCGGGATCACGACTATCACGATCTTTAGACACGCCATTTTCGGGTTTATGGGTTTCTACGATCCCGCTTTTAAATAATTTCTTCATCCATTCATGCTTTACAATCCACAACCAAGGTTTACGATCTTGACGGACCATGACTATATCTGCATTCCTAAATGACAAAAAATCTGCAATCTTTTTCCTTCTCTTTACCTGCACTAAAATTGTTAGGTCACCTTTGGTAGCCTTAACATCTATATCACTCTTTTCGCCAAAACTACGACCATCACTACCCCAGGATCTGTCGGCAATGAAGCCGAGTTCACGGAGCAATTCCACGACCTCGACTTCACCTTGATAACCTTTACGTGATGCTTTAGAAGGCATTAAAAAGGCAACTCATCATCAGCTTCCGCAGTTGGAGTAGCCTCAAATACTTTTTCTGCATCATACGTCTTTTTAAAAGCCGCATAAGACTCTTCTGCTTCCTTGTTTAATGGTACTTTTGGACATGGTGTTACTGTATAAGTAGTCTCCATTCCATCACCATTTTTAGTGACAATCACATCATAGTCTTTAAGGTTACCCCACTCACTATTGCGATCTAACTCTGTAAGTTGCTTCTGGACTGTACTTTGAGTAATGTCGAGAACCTTGACTGAATTAGCACTATAAACTGGAATCTGCCAAAAATGCTTTGGTTTTTCACCCGCTGGCGCATCTCCTGCATTCTTCATCCTAACTGGCGTTTTATCATCTTGCCAAAACTGATAACCTAATACTGGCTTATCAAGAATACGAAATCTATTCTCACCTTTAAGAAATTTCATAAAACTACTTTCGCCTGCACTTGGCACGCTGTAAGTCGCTTCTAATAATCCACTCATCTTTACTCCTTTTGTGTATTGTAGCTATATCCCTGTCGATCAATGAGTGCAATTAAAGACGTATATGTCTTATGGTCTATAGTTGCTTTAACACCAATATCTGATTTCCAGACTTTTCGCGATCCAGGGATGTAAGTTTGGGATTCACCCAAAATTTTTATGACTTCTTGTGCGAATTGAACTCTATCTTTTTTATCTTTAATGTGGATAGTTAAAAACATGGGCAGTTCCTAATAGCGCAAAAGAGAGAGAGAGAGAGTAGGTATATAAACGCTACTTCAATCAGAACTGCCCAAAGATTATATATAATTAATAAGGCCATTTGATGAAATCTATCTTTAGGCCTAATACGCGAGAAATACGAACTTTATGTTCATGTCGAAACTTTCTTTTACCACGCATCATAAGAGAAAGCATAGACTTATCTAATGCAATTTCACGTGCTAATTGGTTTTGACTAAACCCAGTTGCTTGCATATGTTCTAATAAAGTCTTCATAACTGTTGACAGATATTAACATGTGTTGTCAACACTATGCAAGTTTTATTTTTACATTAGAATTCTTCTTCGATTTGAGTATTTACAGTATATACATTAGGTGCTACCTGCTGCATATCTAGGCTATTGTGTGCAAATCTAGCAAACAAATGTTCCGATTCAGCATTTGATCCAACTGATGTATTATCAATGGAGAATATAAATGGTCTAGTCGGACCATCTACAAGATTCCAGGCATCTGAGATAACAGAATCATCTGAAAATATATAGGTATGTGCTTCTACTGGTAACAGATCAGTATTTTGCATATAACTAAATGTTAAATTATACGATTGTCTACCACCATAAATATATTGAGGACTAGTTGATGTAGATACCTTACCTATAGCAAAAGGACTTTTTGATGTAGTAGTCGCTGTTCTACCAAGATTTGTAGAAGTCGCATATCGCTGCCCACCTGCTGACTCTGCAACATTTACTTTATCATAGACAATAGATCTAGTCAAACTTAAATCAGGTGAGAATGGAAAATCAAAATATTCACCCATCATAATCCCACCTACTCGTAAATCTGTCGATCCCCAAGTTTCATCATTATCAGCACCACTTCCACCATTAGCACCTTCAAATTGGATTGCCCAATGACGAAAACTTGTTTCAGCAAATGCTAAAATAGTAGTTCCATCCGTGCCTGGCTGAACAACTAAACTTTTATTATTTGCTCCGATAGTGCGAGTATCCGCATTTACTACCTCTGTAAATGCAATTCCATTCCAAAGTGCATCGCCAGAGTCATCAATAGCTCCAGCGTCTATTACATCTACGTCTGTTGCAAGGTTTCCAGCAAATATTCTAATTTTGCCAAGTGCAGTATTTAAATTGTGATTTAATATAGCAATGTAATTTTGTTTGTAACTAGCAGTTGAAAAAGTAATATTAATTAAAACATGATCCGCATTATTTGCAGAGGTGTCAAATGTAACTTGATTTAAGGGTCGCAGATCAAATAGTTCATCCGCACTGCCAGTTTGAACCCCAATAGTATCTACATTAGCCGTTGTTGGTTTTACCTCGCCAATAGCTGAACCTCTTGCTCGATGATAGCTAATTAAGTCTGGATATATTCTAGGAGTTTTAATAGTTTGATTTGCCATCAGCCAACCTCTCTTGCTGTTATACTAACCTTGCCAGGCGAGCGTTTTGTTTCAATAATCATAAAATATTTACTAGTGCTAAAATCTATACCAAACATTTCTACTGGCAACTCTGTAAATGTTACTATATCCCCAGTTTCTAGGATGCAACCTTTTGCTGGATTTAGTATATCGCATTGTACTAATATTTTTATTTCACCAATGATATTATTATAGTAGCTAAACCAATCTGCATTACAATCTGCATTCGCAGACGTAGGAATTACTCCAACATTCATATCTAAATTTTGCTGTTTAATCCCTTCTTTATCACCTAAGTTATATTTTACTCTTGTAGTAGCATTGGTTGCAGTAACGGATTGATAATACCGATTGCTTTTTGCTGGATGTAAATGATTAGATATTTCCATCTTGGTTGTAACTTCACTTAATCCAGTTGTACTAACATTAATATTGTTTATATCATTTTTTGTAAGATTTAATGTAGCAGATAATTCACTAGATTTTTTAACATGTATGTACTTTAGTAAACCAGTTGGATCAATTTTATAGCAAAATCCAAATTCATAAGCTAACTGATCCAATTTATCTTTTAACGAAGTTGGTTCTAGTTGCCAGTAACGTATTTTCCAATTATCAATAGCTCGATCAGTATTCAACGATGCATAATTCGTTGGTGTATCACTAGATAAACCACCAAATCTCATTAATAAATCTCTGTGCGCATCATGTCCATGTGCAATTGCACCATCATCCCAAGATGCATTTAAACCATTACCGCCAACATAAAAATAATTTAAATTTTCTAAAGTTGATAAATCTCTGTCATCATCATATAAGTAAATAGATGCTTTAACCTCAACACCATAAATTTTTAACGTATGAGCAGTAAAACTTTGGCCACCACCAGAGGAGAGAGCAGTCCATCTTGATTGGATTTCGCTAGTTGCTTGAAAATTTGTTGTATCTTTTTGTATAGTAGTACCGCTATCACCAGTAGTTGCTAACTGTTGATTAGTAAAATTGCCAATACGATTTCCTGAAAGTGTACTTCCATTTTTAAATATTTCCAATTTATATGGCATTGTACCTGAATGACTACTAGATGGATCTGCTTTCACTCTAAAATCAATCTGAAGAATAGCACTATTATCAAAAATTTTATTTAAACTTGTAAATTGCAAAAATGCAATATCGTTAACATCATCCATTGTTGATTCAGCAAAAGTTGTAAAATTAATTCTACCTTCCAATGTTCTTTCAAATGGGTTTTCATCATTTGTCATCATAGTAACACCAAACTGATTTGTTCCTAACTTTGGAACATACACACCAGTAGCTCTAAATTTACTAGGTGTTTTCAATATATGAACATCATTTTGAAAAATAGTTGCTTCTGCTTCTGTATTATTGTCGTGGTCCTGCGTGCATTTAAAAAAATAATCATCAACATGTAAATGTATAAAATTATTATCTCCCGATGAAAATGATTTTGGTAATATACAAGATATTGAACCACTACCAATTGTACTAGAGCCTGATGCATTATTTTCTGTTGATAATCCTTGCGTAATATCTATGATTGGGACTGGATACAAACCACCATAAGCGCTATCCTCTAGAGTACTATAAAGAAATGAACCATAAACTGTTTGTTCATAAATATGCTTAATACTATGTTTTTTTTGTGGAAATGAGATTTTATCCCAAGGTCTATGAGAATGTATTTGTAATGAAAGTTCTTGATTTTGATTGATTTGAACATCAACTAATCTGCCAGTAAAAATACGTTGACAATCACTAAGTGAAGTAGCTCCATTGAACTGAGCATAGACATGCACTTCTTTGTTTAAATAATTATTAGTTCCGTTAAAAATTCTTTTATATATGTCTATTCCATTGAAAGGAACATTAGCTAGGTTTAAGCTTATATTACTTGACGTTGATTGACCCGAAGTTATATTAATAGAATCGCGAAGGCTTACGTTATTATTTAATACTGCTCCTGGATAAAAATTATCGTCAATAACAGTATCACTCGTAGCCACACCAAAAGAGTGTATGAACTCTGTAAACTGACCTATTGCCCATACTTTTGCATCACCAGGTCCAGTATCTTTATTATCGTGTAACACAGTACCATTATTACTATTCGAACTCGAGTCAAAGACTGTATCTCCATTGCCCTCATCTAATTTCCAATAGGCTACTAATCCGCTTGCAGTGCTATCAACAGTGCGATTATAAAAATGTAGTATTTCATCATCTTTTCGAGCCACTTCCCATATTCGAATATGCGCCATTTTCCCATTAAAAAAATTTCCGCTACTATAATTTTGATTTCTCCCAACTAATAATTCTACATCTGTAGAAGTTCCACCTGCGGGATCAGTCAGCGCACTAGATGTATGCTGTAATACTCCATTTAAATAAATACGTACTTTATCGTCCGCATTATCTCTTGTTGCTGCGATATGATGCCAATTATTCAGACTTAACGCAATATCATCGTCTAATGTATTAGCGGCTGTACCATCACCATGCTCGTAATTAAGAGCTATGTCAACTGCACTAGATGCAGCAGAAGTGCTTAAGACAAATACGGCATTCGTTGCTTCTGCTTCATCGCTACTATCATTATGCCCTAGAGAAAGAATAGGCATACTATCACCTACATCTGCCCACATCCACAGCTCAATAGTAAAACTATTATATTTTTCTAGTATATCGCCAAAATTTAAATAATTAGAATCTCCATTGCTAAATTCCATGCAGTTTTTATTATCAGCGGTAAATTCAAATGCCCAGTTCTCAGTAATGTTAGACTCTGTAGGTGCATTGGATAACGCCATCTATGCAAGACCTTGATTACTAACTTTTTGTATTTCTGGAATTAAGTTATCTCTCACAAACTCATCATTCCCAATCATATTACCTGATATATTAATTGTCACTCCACCACCGCTACCACTTCTATTCATGTTTGCTAAGTTTTGAACTCCAATATTTTGTACTGCGGATTTTTTCATTATAAATTCACCTGCTTGCGCCATGATAGGAACATTATCCTGTCCTTGCACCTGTCCACCTTGCGCAAATCTTTGAATACTATTATTTTTTATTAAACCACCAGTGTGACCAACCAACATTCCTACTGATTGTACAATAGCACCAGGTACTTGACCACCTGGTACTAACATCATAAGTTTACCTACCATTTGAAATATTTGACCTTTAGTCATTTCAGATTCACCACGCAGCATAGCCATTGCGCTTGCAGCCGCTAAAATACTATTAGCAAATTGATTAGCACTAGCAGCACTGTCTTTAATGCTCTTTGCTACGCCTTTCCCAGCTTCTTTATTTAAATCATCTAATTCGTCTTTTGCTTTTTTAAATGTCTCCTGTCTTTGTTCTTCTAAAAACGCTTCTTCGTCTAATTCAGCTTGCATCTCATCTAATTCTTGTTGAGCCTTACTTTTTGTTAGCTTATCTAATTCTTTTTCTGCTGCAATTCTTTTATTTATACGATCAGTTATAATTTCTACTTGGTTAATTGCTATTTCCATGTTAATGCTCGTTTTTCCAGAATTTCTTATACGCTCTTGCTCTACTAAACTAAGACCATTGAGTGCAGCTTCTTGCGCTAATAAACCTGCAACTTGATCTCTATAACCTTCCACTAATGAATCAATAGTTTTCTGTGTTGTGGCATTTCGTGTAGCCATTGTATCTACTGCTATGGAGACTTGACCAAGTGTTTTTAAATATTCTGCGTACTGTTCGTTTTGATTTTCCAAAGCGCCTGTCGAATCATCTACACTTGTTTTCAAATGATCAAATGTGCCTAGTAATTGAAACAGTTTATCTACACCAAGTACAGTCGCAGTTAAGGCAATAGCCTTTGCTATTTTCATAAATCCACCAAATGCTGCGGTTGTTAATAGTGCTTGTATTCTTAGAATACCAAACGCACTACCCAAAACACCAATACTTGTTGCAATTTCCGCAGTTCTTTTTGGATCTAAAGATCTAAAAAAAGTTTCTGCCCCTTGCGCTACTGCTGTTAATGGACCTAAAAGATTTTCTCCAATCTGCGCAGCAAAACGTAGCATAGCATCTTGCATGTTGGTCACTGCACCTGAAAAAGTTTTAGATAGTCGATCTGCACTACCTGAAATACGACCATCTGGATCGGTCATTGCCTGAAGTAAAGCTACTCTAAACTCTGGTAATGTTATTTTTGATAAATCAGTAATGCCTTGAGAGTCTTTAATTAACTGCAATATTCCACGCTCTCTGAGTATATCAGCCGCGCCAGCTCCACCAGCAAACGCACGACCTAGTGAACTAGCTGCTTCAGTTGCAGTCGTTCCCATAAAGGCTGCCAAATCTGTTGTAGCTCGTAAGGTTAGTTTAGCGTCTAAGCCAAACGCTTGCAATTGCGCACCTGCATTGACCACATCTTGCAATTGAAATGGAGTAGTAGCGGCTACCTGATTAAATGCTTTAAATGCTATCTCGGCTTCCTTAACACTGCCAGTTAAACCAACTAACCTTGTTTTTACATCTTGAAAACCAGATGATGCTTGAACAAATTTATTCATTATTGCAACTGCGCCACCAAGAGCAAAACTATACACTAAAATTTTATTTCTTAAACTACCAATTGATCCAATTAAACCCGAAGTCTGACCACGCATATTATTAGCAGTTTTATTATAACTCTTGGTCTTGGTATCTAAACTTTTTATGTCTTTGGTTGCACGTGAAAAACCTTTAGTACGAACCTCGATGATAAACTTTTTTTCAGCCATTATTTTTCTTCATATCTTCTTTTTGCAATGCATTAAATTCTTCATCTATAGCTGAAAAGATGACTAAGCGATGATAATCTGCATTATCTATCGTTGTAGCCAATGGTAAATTGAACCTTTTCATAGCCATGTACTCTTCAAGCGCAAATATAGCTTCAGGTGTGTGAAAGTACGATGAGTCAGCGCAGAATACCAATGAGTAATATAACGTAGCACCAAGCGTAAATTTCCCATCATGGTCACTATCTATAATCCGATCAATCTCTGCCCATAGCTCTTCTTCCGTATAGGTAATGTTTTTTTTAAGAGTCGGAGACTGCGCAATGTATGGAAATGATAAGTTGCGTGTGGGTTGTTGTTTATAGCTCATCCACACAGCAACTCGGTGCATTATTACTTTTTTTTGTTTGGCTGTTTATACGCGTTATAAATTGCCATTAAGACTTCATCAATTTCATTATCATCTAGCGCACCCAAATCTTTTTCTGGATTGGTAAATGAGTAATTAAGTATCCAGTCTAGTACACTTAAAAAGTTTGATGTATTAATAGATCCTTTAACTGTTACAGCACCTACTTCTAGCTTGTGCAACTCTCTGCGTGATTTAAAACTAATGTCAGGTACATCAAATGTACCATGTTCTGTTTTTACTTTCATGTTTCATCCTACGATGAAAATAGCGTGTATTACGTGATCGTGATTGAAATTATTGAAGCTGTCTCGTTTGCAGCAAAAGCTCTAAAAGGTATACTTTGAAGCATAAAATTACCATTTTCTACAGTAGAATTATCAATCATTACATCTGGAAGCGTTAAAATAAAATCGTCACCTGAAGTAATAGAGATTCCAATGCCTGTGCTATCTCCTTTTAGGTGATCGGCTATATCTTCAAGGGCATCATCTCTTTTTGCGACTAATGTTCCAGTTACTTCATATGGTCCTGGTTGGACATAACCAAATGGATTAAAATTAGATGTATCAATATGATGAACTCTTTCTAAAGGTCTTGTAATATTAATTTCCCAAGAGCTTAATATTAATGCAACAGAATCTAATGTCGTAGTTGTAAGTGAGAAAATGTTTTTTACTCCGCCAGTATCTAGAACCTCAGAAGACGCAGCCAATGTATTTTCTATTGGTCTATATCCAGTAACAAATGTGGATTCTACAACCATTTCACCACCATTAGAGTCTACTGCTTCTCGTAGAGTCATTGACGTGCAAAAACAACCTATCATTACTGAACTTATATTGCTTACATCTGAACCACCATTTTTAAATAATAAAGTGACTGCATCTGTGGTATTAACACCATGCTTCATTACTCCTGTACTAGAAACAGGTGTTAGCGATGCTGCACTGGATCCTTCACTAAATAAAGATAAACAAGATTTTAATACTGCGGTTGCCGTTCCACGCATCGTAAGTGTGACTTCATACATCATTGTATCTGGACGATGATGTCCTTGGCTTTGTAATTGACCATATATACCATTTTTATTAGGACCTACATCTATTGTAGCACCTACATGTTGAATATTAAAATCTGTTACTTGTAAAAAATTCCAAGTGTCACTATTTGCATGAGCCGTTCCTAACCCAACATTGCTTGATGAACTACCAATAGCAACAGATATGTCTGTACGTGATTGAAAATTTGTAGCCATTACTTACCTTCCTTTGATTTCTTTTTTATATCTATCTTTTCAAGATGTTGTTTTAATTCTTTTGGCACAGATGTGATATCCACAGCAAGACCTTTCATTAAAAGTATATGCTTATTATTGCTCCAATGAGCTTTAAAGTTTTCACTATCTTTCAAGTCAAAATATGATTTCTTTGCCTTATACATCATCCTATTATCTCCATTGCTGACACTACAGCAGTCATATTCGCGCGTAACAAGTCTGTATTGTCTTCATCACGCTCATATATAGTGTTTTCAATGACAGCATTATAAAATTGTCTTGTCCCTGATACACTATAATTTCTGTTATTATAAATAAGTCTTTTCATTCTTTCCGCTACTAGTGAAATCTGTCGAAAACTTTCTTTTGTATAATTACCTGCGAAATCCACTTGGTAACTAATAAGGATTGTATAATTGCGTACCATTCCTGTATGAATTTCTTCGTTAAGATCATCCGATATAGGCTGTAATAAAAAACTTTGATTAGATTGATGCTCATCATAAAAAATCTGTATACCAAATTCATTAGCAATAAGACTATGTAAATTATCAATAACTCGATCATAGATAACATTATTAAATGTAATGGGCATTATCTATATATCTGCCCACTGCGTACAGTTCCTATTTGTATTTCATCAGATTGGAAGGTAACAGACCACTCATCTGAAACAGTATATACGCCTGCTTGAAATCGTATAGATGCGCCATATGCAAGTGACTGGTAATCACCATTCATCGTTTCTGCATCCACTGACTTGTGACGTTTTAATCCTGTATCATTTTTTGTGAAGACATCGTATTTAACTGTAGAAGCAGTTCCAGGTGCAAAAGTACCTGCACTACTAATAATAACGCGCACTTCATCATAATCAGTGCTTGGTGGTCCATCCATTTTTACGTCTTCAATATAACCAGTGCTATTTGCATTCACACTCACTTCTCTAATAACGCCAGACTCAGATCTAAAACTAGTCTCATTCCACATCACGTACTCACGCGATTTTAATTTAGTTAGCATACCATCATCACCTAATACTTGCTCTTCAAGTAGAAGTGATTGTTGCATATCCTGACTGCGCACTAAATCAGCGCAGGCTAATAGTGCATTGCATCGTATGATAATAAAGTCATATGGCCTACCTGATGCTCCTTGATAATTACTATTACCACGTTTGTAGACAGGTCTATTTAAATAACTGCGCATATGATCGGCTTGCTCTTTTACAACTCGTGTTTTTAAATCTTCCCAATCTTGTCCTGCTTCACATACACTAGAATTAAATGCGCTAATAGAACTAGAAGCTAAAAAGACATCTACAAAATCAGATGCTTCATTGTATTTAAATTCATTGTCTGCATTTGGTGTGTCAGAAACTTTGGTTAATTCTAAGCCATCTTTATATAGATTTTCAATGTAACCAGTATTATGTAATCGATATAAATTGCTTGATGGAACTGTCCAGTTTGAAATTAATACACGTTTACGATCATAGCGATCTATATCACTAACAATTGCTTGTAAATCGGTTGTTATATTACAGAATGCGGTTAAGTAACTCATGCTTTTGCTATCTCATTAGTTATACTACTAGTAGGTAAAATGGTTACATCAGGAACATCTGCGCATATAATTAACGCAATTATCGCTCCTAAAACCATATCTATGTCTGTGCGAGGATCTTCTAATTTTTTAGATAATTCTTTTAATTCATGCATTAAATTAATGAGGTTTTCTATTTTTTCAGAATCATCCATATTTTTGTACTATCTCACAATATTTTTCTGGAGTACCAGCACCTTTTGCGGTATTGTAATATTGCTTCCATTGTTTGGATTGATCTTCTAATGTTCTAGGTAGTTTTTTTGGTATTCTACGTAAATGCAATCTGCAAAACACTATTTGAGCTGCAAGATTAGTTGTTAAAATATATTCCCAATCTTTTTCTACTGGAGCAGTAAAATGTGACCAATCTAAGTAACAAGCCTTAGCAACTTTTTTCATTAAATCTTCTCGATACTGCAAATAATTTTGGATAATGTCTACACCAACCCAAGGTTCACACTGATATACTCCGCGTGCAGGTCCTTTAATTTGTTTTAAGTAAATATATTTTGATTCTACTAAGCCAATATTATACACAAACTCTGCCGCTTCAGGAGAATATAAATCTATCTTCTGTAAAACACGTTTAATCAGGCCTTGCATTTGTTCTTGATGTATCATTTTCTTTTCATCTTACGACTAACTTTTTTCTTCTTTACTTTAACTTTTTTAGATTTATTTTTTCCGTAGTTATATGGCATTATGATCTCCTAATTTGGTTAAATATTGTTGTTTTGAAACTAGCACTTTTATTTATTTTCCCACTTTTTTTATTGCGTTGGAATGAGACTGACTAAAAGTTTTTCCATTCCGCATAGCACTGACCATAGAACGTAAATGCTTTGCAGTGTGATGCCGAGCGTGTTTACGCATTGCGCTGACTTGCCGTTTACTAATACCTGTAATACTGATACCTTTGACTTTCATTACCATTTTACCTTATTAGACCAAAATTTAGCTGAAAATTTATTTGTAGTTCTACCATGTCGCGCATAATACGCAGTTCTTCTTGCTCTTTGTGACTTGCTTTTAGGACTCTTACCTGCGCCACGTACACCTTGTTGCCCAAACCTAACTACTTTGTATTGACCACTCCTGGAAGCCATAACAACATGGCTTTTTGTTTTATGACTTGGTGTGCGCTTTGGTCTATTTACTCCACGTAGACCTAGTCTGCGCATTGTAGATTGAACTCGTACAGGTACTGCCATTACTTTTTACTTTTTATTAAACCTGTTACCATAGATTGCATTATTCCAATTATTGAAAGAAAGAACGCACCTTCTTTTTCTTCTCTGACAAAAGGAATATCATACTTGTCATTTAGTTTTTGAGCAAGGTCTTCAGCAAAAGCTTCTGACTCAATTTTATTCATGACTTCTTTTTCTATTTTGTCTGCTTGTTCCTCTGCTAGTTTAACTAACATTCCTTTAATATTCATTTATGATTCCTTTGTTTTTTTAATTTTATGATACAAGTAAACAATGTTCATTAAAGCTATAATGATACCTAACGTATAAGGAAGTAAATCCATAAACACTATTGCCATTGAACCAAAACTACTTGTTGAAACTTTTAAACTATCCACGACTACCTCCATTAATTCTACCAGAAAGGTAGCTTATCTTGTCTGACATGTCGTTAACTTCCTTCATTAAATCTTCATTCCTTCTATCTCTTGTCTCATCTGATTTGTTCCACCTATCAACAAGTTTAATTAAAATACCTTCCATGTTCTCTAGAGTTTCCGATTGCCCTTTGTTTTCTATTTCTAAATCTTTTAATGTCTCTTGTTGCTTAGTAGACTTCTGACTTAGAGTTATTACCAGATACACAAACATAACCCCTACAACACCTATCATTCCAGCTTCTGCGTATACAGCTAAAAAATCCATTACTTCTTTCTCCGCTTACCCCAACTCATCGGGTTTAGATTAATCTCCTTTTCATAAAACTTTACTTTCTCTGCCAACTCTTCTCGTTCAGACCGTTCTTCCACGATGTGTTTATCAAGTAGACTCCCAATGTTGTCATTAGCAGCAAGAACTTTATCTTCAAGGCTTCTAATCCTTGATTCAATTTGCCAGTAACCATAAACAATTCCTCCAGTTAAAACGCATAGTTGCATAAGCCATTTAAAATTAATAGTAATAGCCATGCTATCACCAACAACTTCACTCTTATAACTCCTAGCTCCATTATTCTCACTCATTTCTTCCTTACAATTTCCCATTGTCTATGGTCTACACACCAAGAATTTTCTTCTAAGTAAGCAGGTTTTTCGTAATGATGTATTGTAGAGTCTTGGTCTACGACAACCATAAAGGAAGTGTCTTCAGGAGTAAGTTGTAGGTTACCTACGCTCCACCCTTGAGAACAATTACTTAGAATAAGTGTAGTAAACATTAAGATTATAACTTGTGCTAACATTTTCATTTTGTTTTTTTATTGCCTTTTTTAATTTTAGTTTTTTATATTTCATAGTACCATCCATAGAGCCATCCCAGTTTCTACCACAATGTCAGCCATAGTATTGTAAGCCCACTTCTTCTTAGTACCATAAGGCTTCCAGTTCTCTATTATCCACTCAAATATCTCCCAAGCGATACCAAGTATCAATACTCCTAAAACGCACCATAAATCGCTTAATCCAATCCATTGAAATATTTTACAAAAGAAAGCTCCTGCACCAATATGATAAGCAGTCCAGCCATCT